GTTCGCGCCGCAGTGGACGAGCTCTTCGCTCGCTTCCGCGTGGTCCGCGCCTACTTCGATCCCGCCGGCTCGGCTCGAGGCATCTCGGCTGAGGCGGATGCGATGGAAGTGGTGGAGGACGACTCCTGGCGGAACGAAATCAAGGCGTGGCAGGCGACCTACAAGAACGACGAGGGCAAGCCTCGCGTGTTCGCGTGGGAAACCGCTTCGGTGGCGAAGATCCACCCCGTCCTTGAGGCGTTCCGGCAAGCCGTGAACGGCGACGAGTCGGACTTCAAGACCGACGCGTGCAAGACGACAGCCATCCATATCGCCAATGCAGTCATGCGGGCTCGCACGGGCCAGCGGTACATCCTCGGCAAGCCGAACGAGAACCAGAAGATCGACCTCGCGATGTCCGACGTGCTGTGCGCTGAGGCTCGGGCGGATGCGATCCTCGCGGACGAGTTCGCCGGGCCGGAAGACGAATACGCCTACGTGTTCTAGAGGGAAGGGAAGCCCAGCGTGGCCGACGAGTTGACCCCAGAAGAGGCCGCGGACAAGCTGAACTTCCTCGAAATCACGAGGACGTTCCGCGCGACTGAGGCCCGCGACTTCAAGAATTTCTTCCGGGGCGAGCAGCCGCTCAAGTACGCCTCAGAAGAGTGGTCCAAAGAGCACCAGACGAAGTACAAGGACTTCTCGGATAACTGGTGCGAGGTGGTGGCGAACAGCACCGCGGAGCGCATCAACCTCACAGGCTTCCGCCTGAGCCCGCAGAACACGGGCGCCGGCAAGCCTGGGATGACACCGGCCGAGAAGAAGCTGTGGGAGACGTGGCGCCGAGCTGAGGGCGAGTACATCTCCCAGCAGGGCATCCTCGAAACCGTCGTCGCTCGCCGTTCCTACGGCTACGTCTGGCGGATGGACGATGACTCGCCGATCATCGACTGGAAAGAGGCAGAGTCCTGCATCGTCCAGTACGACCCGATCACCGGGCGTATTCCGATGTACGGCGTGCTCACGTGGGACGACATCGACCGCGAGCGCCAGTACGCGCACCTCTACACCAAGAAGCAGGTCTACCAGTTCTGGCGGCCGAAGCTTCGCCGCAGCGTGCCAGGGCTGACCCTCGACCAACCCACCTACGAGCTCGCCGGCGGGTGGCAGTTTGATGCCGACGGCTCGGGCGACAACCACTTGGGCGAGGTGCCCATCGTGGAGTTCCCTAACCGGCCGCAGCTCGGATTCGGGCCGCTGTCGGACATCTCGGGCGTGAAGGCGATGCAGGAGGCTATCAATCTCCTGTGGGCGTACCTGTTCGCCTCTGCCGACTACGCCTCGATGCCGGCCCGTGTCGTGATGGGCCAGGCGCCCCCGAAGATCCCGATTCTCGACCAGAACGGCGTGAAGATCGGCGAGCGCCCCATCGACTCCGACACGCTCACCAAAGGCCGCATGCTCTGGCTCACCGGCCAGGGCGCGACCATCGGCCAGTGGGAGGCGGCCAGCCTGGACGTGTTCACCTCCGTGGTGGAGACGGCCGTGGGGCATATCGCCGCGCAGACCCGGACGCCACCGCACTACCTGGTGGCGAATAAGGGTCTGTCGAACCTCTCGGGCGACGCGCTCAAGGCGGCTGAGGCCGGCCTCATCGCGAAGGTGAAGCAGACCATCAGCTACCTCGAGATGCCGACGCGGCGCATGTTCCGGCTCATCGCGCTCCAGCTCGGGGACGCGAAACTCGCCGACCGTTGCCTGCTCGGCACGCCGATCTGGGGCGACATCGAATCGCGGTCTGAGGCTCAGGCTGCGGACGCGATGCTCAAGCGCCGCCAGGCCGGCTACCCGTTCGAGTACCTGCTCGAAGAGATGGGCAAGAACCCCGTCGAAATCGACCGGATTATGGCGATGAAGGAGGCCGAAGCCCAGGCGAACGCGCAGGCGGCGATGGGTGCGATGGGGGAGATGCTGACCGCCCCCGGCATCCCGGCCGCCGGCGGCGAGCAGCCGCCAGCACCGCAGCAGGAGCAGCCGCCCGCCGAGAAGCCGAAGCCGGCACCGAAGGCCAAGCCGAAGTCGGCGCCCCAGGGAGCGTGATTCTGAATGAGCTCGGCGACGATCCTCGAAGTGGCCGCGGCTCATCAGGCTTGGGAGCAACAGCTCGCGATGGACGCCGCCTACCGCGCCTCGAGACTGTGGGGCGCGGTAGACGGCGGCTCGATCATCGCGAGCTGGGCCGGCGTCGCGCCCGCGGCGTACGTCATCACCTCGAACGCGCAGCGGGAAGCCGCTGCGGGCGCTGACCCGTACCTCGAGCAGATAGCCGCGGCGCAGGACGCCGTGACCATCGGCGAGGCGGCCGTCGCGCCAGAGGGATTCTCTGGGCTGGCATCCGACGGCCGCGGGCTCCAAGGTCTGCTCATGTCGGCGCCGTACGCGACGCTCGGGGCGATAGCCGCCGGCGCCGCACTCGCGGACGCGCTCGCGCTCGGCGAAGCGACGTTGCAGATGATGGTGGCGACCCAGATAGCGGACGCTATGCGCGTCGCCACCGAGCTCTCCATGTTCCTGCACGACCCAGAGACGCCGCCGGCGGACGTGTTCAAGGGGCCGAAGGGGCGCCTCATGGTCCGCCAGTCGGACGGGACGACGGCGCCGTACTTCCGGCCCAAGGGCTATGTGCGGCAGGTCCAGCCGGGCGCGTGCCCGCGCTGCGTCATCCTTGCCGGCCGGCGGTACTCGCGCGCGCAGGCGTTCCTTCGGCACCCCAACTGCCACTGCATCCACATCCCAGTGGATGAGGACGTGGAAGGCGTGCCCGTGACGGACCCGCAAGCCTACTTCGACTCGCTGAGCCGAGCCGAGCAGGACCGGATCTTCACCAAGGACGGCGCTGAGGCGATCCGCCAGGGCGCCGACATGAACCAGGTGGTCAACGCTCGCCGCGGCATGTCCTACGCCGGCGTCTCGAGCGATGGCACCTACCGCGGCCAGAAGGCCACGGGATTCACCACTGAGGGCACGACGAAGCGCGGCTACGCGCGGTCCGTCATGGGCGGCAAGCGCCAGCGGCTCGTGCCCGAAGAAATCTTCCGCATTGCCGGCGGAAACCGTGAGGAAGCCATCCGGCTACTCAAGGCAAACGGCTACATCCGATGATCCATTGCCCGCAATGGGCGCTCGCAATGAGAAGGACACAGCATGGCTACGAATCCAGCTCCCACCCCGCGCTACGTGCCGCTCCCGGCGTACATGGCCGACCCACGCATGGCATGGGCGCGCTTCCTTGAGGGCGACGGCGCCGGCGGCACTGACCCGAAGCCGAACGAGGGCGAAGGCAACGAGCCCGGCGACGGCGAAGAGAACGAGCCCGACCCCAACGACGAGGGCGAAGGCGGCGAGGGCAACGAGCCCGGCGACGGCGAAGATCCCGAAGGCGCTGAGGCGCTGGGCGACGCCGGCAAGAAGGCGCTGCGCGAGATGAAGCAGAAGTGGCGGGCCGAGCAGCGCCGCGCCCGCGAGCTCGAGCAGCGTCTCGCCCAGAAGGACGCTCCGAAGGAGGGCGAGCTCACCCCGGAGCAGATCCGCGCCCAGGCGAAGGCCGAAGCCCGCGCCGAGCTCGCCGCGCCCACGTTCAAGACGGCAGCCAAGGCTGTCGCCCGCTCGCTGGGCTTCAACGACCCGACCGACGCGCTCCATTTCGTCGCTGTCTCCGACTTCGAGCAGTCCGAAGACGGCTCGTTCGATGAGGAAGACATCGCCGACCGACTTAGCGAGGTGCTTGAGCAGAAGCCGTACCTCGCGAAGACCCAGCCGGGCAATCCGGCGAAGACGCGGCTGCGCAAGGTAGCGGCGCCCCCTGCAAAGAACCCTCCGAAGGAGCTGACGCTCGACCAGAAGATTGCCGACGCGCGAGCGAAGGGCGATTGGAAGCTCGAGATCTCTTTGCAGAACCAGAAGTTCGCACAGAACAAGTAAGCGGGCTTCTGCAACCCACCTCCACGGCCGCCTACGGGCGGCCTTTCTCATGAAGGAGTAGCCGATCATGGCTGGTTCGATTACCGGGCTGGGAACAACCTACAACCTGCCCAACTACACGGGTGTGCTTTACAAGCTCTCCCCGACCGCGACCCCGCTCTTCTCTGCCATCTCGGGCATGAACCAGGGCGGCGGCCAGACGACTTCCACCGAGTTCGAGTGGGAGACGTACGACCTCCGCCAGCCCGGCCAGAACGTCGCGCTCGAAGGCGCGAACGCTCCGACGGCACAGAACCGCGTCCGCGGCAACGTGACCAACATCTGCCAGATCCACCACGAGACGGTTGGAGTTTCGTACTCCAAGCTCGCGGCCTACGGGCAGAAGTCGGGCATCAACAACGACCAGCAGAACCCCATCGTCAACGAGCTCGACTGGCAGGTCCAGACGATGCTCACGCAGATGGTGCGGGACATCAACTTCTCGTTCTGGAACGGCCACTACAACAAGCCGTCCGACAACACGCAGGCACGCAAGACCAAGGGCCTCATCGACGCCATCCAGACCACGAAGCTCGAGGCGACTGGCTCGACCCTGCTCACGGGCGCCACGTCCGCGACGGACACCATCACCGTCGCGAACACCCTCGCGAACGGCGACAAGGTGGTCTTCTCCAACAACGGCGGCGCCGCCATCGTTGAGGGCAAGATCTACTACGTCGTGAGCGCGGCGGCCGGCTCGTTCAAGATTGCGGCCACCTCGGGCGGCGCGGCGATCACCGTCGGCACCGGCTCGAACATCGTGGTCCGCAAGACCTCGGGCACGGCGCTGACCAAGGCCCAGGTGGACGCGCTCGCGCAGTCCGTGTGGGACAACGGCGGCATCGACAACGAGCTCACCGCGGTCCTCGCGGTCAACTCGCAGCAGAAGGTTGCCATCTCCACGGCCTACGGCTCGCAGTTCCAGGAGAACAGCCGCACGCTCGGCGGCACGAACATCGACACGATCATCACGGACTTCGGCACGCTCGGCGTCCTCCGTGACCGTGCCGTGCCGCAGGACGCCATCGTGTGCGTCACGCTCGAGCAGCTCATGCCCGTGTGGCTCGAGACGCCGGGCAAGGGCCACCTCTTCGCCGAAGAGCTCGCCAAGACCGGCGCGTCGGACAACACGCAGCTCTACGGCGAGGTTGGCCTCAAGTTCGGTGCCGAGTCCGCGCACGGCATCCTCCGCGGTCTGAACCTGCCGAACGCCTGAGCCTAAAGGGAGGCCCGACGTGGTGAATCCATTCGCAGTCCGGGCCGACCTCGAGCTCGCGCTGAAGCGCACGTTCGATCCTGCCGATGAGGCGTGGGCGGACGACTTGCTGGAGCAGGCTTCGGACCATCTCCGGTCCGAAGTCCTGCACTGGCAGGTCTACCCGCCCGTCGCCGCGAGCTATGACACGTGGCTGCGCTGTGGGACGTTCTACCGTCTCCCAGTGCAGCCCGCGTCGCTCGTGGGCGTCACCTGGCAGGACACGGGGCTCGCCGCCGAGACGCAAGCGTACGACGGCGGCTTCAAGGTGTGCGGGCGCGACGGCATCGCCACCGTGAGCATCACGGGAGGCTACGCCGCCGCGCCGAAGGCGCTGCGCTCGTGGACGATCACTCTCGCCGCCCAGGTCATCCAAAACATCGAGAAGCTGAAGGTGCTCACAACCGACGCGTACAGCTCGGTTGGCATTGACGACTTCAAGATGGTCTGGAACCAGAACGGCAGCGCAGGGTGGGGAATCCCCGAACGCGCGGCCGAAGCGCTTCGAGACGAGTTCGGCACCTCCGTGTTCCTGACGGGACGTGGCTGACATGGTGGACATCCAAGCGTTCCTGGGCATGGGCCGCGACTGGGCGGCGCTGACACAGAACGACACGGCGAAGATCACGGCGCCAGGCGCGCGGACGTGGGACGAGGCGACCCTGTCCTACACGGGCACGCCTGTCACGGTCTACCAGGGCCAATGCGAGCTCAAGGTCCAGTACCGCAACCCGAACGCCGCGTACGTTCCGGGGCAGGCCGAGTCGAGCCAGATGGGCCACCTGAAGCTGCCTGTCGAGACGCCGGCGGATGCCATCGGCTCGAGTGCGGCAGTGGACGACGGCATGGACCTCGAGGTGATTGCGTCGGCGACCGATCCGGGGCTCGTGGGCAAGAAGTTCAAGATCCGCGGCCAGGGCAACCAGTCGAACGTCACCACGCTCAGATTCGTGCTGGAGCGGTTCGCATGATCGAGATACAGGTCAATGGGCTCAGGGAGCTCGACGCGTACCTCTCGGCGCTCTACGGCGACTTGAGGGACAACCTCCGTGCCGCCGTGGAAGTCTCGGCAAAGAACGTGAAGGACGACGCGCGCAAGCGGCTCAAGCCAATCTCGACGCGCGGCAAGTCTCACATCCCGTTCCTGCCGACGGCGATCAAGTACACGTGGCTTCGCGGGCCGCGCAGCACGGTTGAAGCGTCCGTGCACGCGACCGGCCGGCAAGCGCGCCTCATCGGCGTGATCGAGCATGGCTCGCCCACGTCTGGCCCGCATCCGGCGCTCGGACCGGCCGGCAGAGCCGAGTGGGACGGCTTCCGGGAAGGCGTCCGGAAGGCGCTTCGCGACGCGATAGGGGGAGGACATGGCTGACCCGATCCGCGACCATCCTGCCGCCGTCATCGCACGGCTCCGCTCGCACGCACTACTGGCGGACAGCGTGATCGACGGAGACAACCGCTCGGCGGACCCCAACACGCCGCCACGGCCGGCGCCGTACGTCGTCGTGTACGCGAACACCGGCATCGACCAGTTCGACCGCCAATCGTGCGAGATTCCGACCCGCATGCACTTCATCTTCCAGATCCAGTGTGTCGGGGAAGACGCGAACCAGGCGCGAGCGTTCGCCGGGCTCGTGTGGGGTCTGCTCGCCGGCTGGCGGCCGACAGTGGCGGGCTGGAGCCCGCAGGCGCTCAAGCGCGACGCCAACACGCCTTTCTTCGACGTGCACGACAAGGACTTCTCCCCGGAGTTCATTTACACGACCGACCGGTACGACCTCATCACGACGCGTGCCGCTTAGGAGGAATGTCATGGCTCTGCGTGGCCGCGACAACTACACAGGCGCCATCCGCGACGACATCCCCGAAGAGTGGGTGGAGCGATGGCCCGACGACTACACGATTCTCGCCGCCGGCGAGGAAGCGGACCCCGCCACGGCGCCCGCCGTGACGGCCGATCAGTCGGCGTCTGCCGACGACGTGAAGGAGCAGGCAGATGGCAACTGAGAACATCCCGCTTTCCGTAAACACCGACGGCAACCTGACCGTCTGGTGGGTGCCCAACATCGCATCCGACCCGACTTCGGCGGCCGTCGTCAACGCCGGCACGTCCAAGGTCATCACCTACTCGCTGACCGGCGACGGGTGGAACCACACCACCGATGAGGCGATCATCGAAGACGACCGGCTCGCGCTGAAGCAGGCGCTCCAGGAGCTCGGCATCGTCACCGACACGGTGGAGCTCAAGTACGTCTTCGGCGACGCCGCAGACGTTGCGTACCCGGCGCTCACTGCCGGCTCGACGGGCTGGCTCGTCGTCCGCTACGCGGTTGCGAACAGCACCACGCTTGTCGTCGGCGACAAGATCGACTGCATTCCGGTCAAGCTCGGCGTCCAGCGCAAAACGGCGCCAGCGAAGAACAGCGTCTTCACGATCCAGCAGAAGGCTGTCGTGAAGGGCACCGTGAAGCGCAGCGTCGCCGCTATCGCGTGACAATCTCCCGCTGGCCGCCCACCGTCCGGGGCGGCCAGCGGGGCTCTTCTCTGACGCGGGCGGATCGGACGGAAGGAGAGCCCCCGTGGGGAAGCTCAAGGACAAGACCAGCAAAGCTACGTTCCGTCACCGCGACGTTGACGTGGTGCTCGACCGTGAAGCCCTCGGGCTCCGCGACGACCTCGCAGAGGCGATCCGCGGCACGTTCAACCCGACGGCGGAAAACGACTCCCGACTCGGGCTCAAGCCTGAAACCGCGAAAGAGCAGGAGGCGATGCTCGATGAGCTCGAGCGCCGTGCCAACGACTCTCTCGTGACGCTCCGCATCTACCAGCTCCCGCAGCACGTGTGGAACAAGCTCGTCGCCGAGAACCCGCCGCGGGAGGGCAACAAGCCCGACCAGCTCCGCGGCTACCACGTGGAGCACATCACGCGTTTCGCGACTGAGGGCGGCGCCAAGCTGCTCGAGGACGGCGAAGAGGAAACCATCGACGCCGCAGACTGGGCCGACTTCTGGCCCAAGCTCGACGGCGGCCAGTTCGACCGCATCACCGAAGCCATCGTCCTGCTCAACGAGACTTCCGGCTGGGCGGGGACGTTCGGTCTGAAAAAAGGCTGAGGGACGCGCCAGGGCTGCGCGCTGACATCCGCGCGGCGCGCGCCTTGGGCGTGTCCCCACGCCGCCTCTGGGGCTGGGAGCCCACCGAGACGACGACGTACGAGTACGACGACGCCGGCCGGCTCATCAGCTCCACCACGGAGCGCGAACCGGAGTTCGATGAGACTGACATCGCGTTTCTCCGCGCACTGGACGAGCTCGAGCAGGACACCGGCCGATACGGCGAGCTCATCTCCGAAGCGCTCTCGCCGGACTCTGACCCGAACAACCGCGACGCCGCGTACCACTACGTCGTGGAGAACGAGCCATACATGAACTTCGCCGCACTCGCCGTCGCCCAAGCGCAGAACGGCTACTACAAGCGGTTCCCCGACGTGTCTGAGGCGGAAAAGGCCGGGCACGTGTGGGTGACGCGGCGGGTGCCAAACAAGTCCTAGGAGAGCCGCTGTGGCCCAAGAGGAAACCCTCGAAGTACGAATCAGAGCGATCCTCGACGGCGTAGACCAGCAGCTCAACGCTGTCCGGCGGGGCATCAACGGCCTTGGGCAGGAAGCTGAAGCGACGGGCGGCCGCATGGATGGCGCCGCCCGTCGCATGCAGTATTTCAACCAGGCCGCGAAGGATATGGGGCGGGGCATGCTCATCGCCGGCGGCGCCATCGCCGGCGCCATCGGGCTCGCGATCAAGGAATGGACGGAGTTCTCGGGGAACCTCGCGGAGTTCCAGTCCGTCACCGGTGCGCAGAAGACCGAGCTCGACGCGCTCGGCAAGAAGTCGATGGACCTCGCAGAGCAGTTCGGCATGTCCGCCACCGACATCGTGGGCGCCAGCACGGCGCTCGCGAAGGCCGGCGTCACAACCGCTGACATCCTCAACGGTGCACTCGCCGGCGCACTCGAGCTCGCCGCGGCGGACGGCATGAGCCTCGCGGACGCTGCCGACATCGCCTCCGTGGCGATGACCCAGTTCGGCAAATCCGGCGCGGATGTTCCGCACATCGCCGATCTGCTCGCATCCGGCGCCGCGGATGCCGTGGGCTCCGTGCACGACCTCGGGCTCGGCCTCAAGCAGTCCGGGCTCGTCGCCAACCAGTTCGGCATCAGCATCGAAGAGACGGTGGGCACGCTGTCCGCGTTCGCCGCGGCCGGCCTCATCGGCTCCGACGCCGGCACGTCGTTCAAGCAGATGCTTCTCCAAGTCGCCACGCCGTCGCACATCGCACAGCAGAAGATGGATGAGCTCGGCATCTCGCTCTACGACGCAAAGGGCAACTTCATCGGCCTCTCTGGGATGGCCGGTGTCCTCCAGGACAAGTTGGGCGGGCTCGACCAGAAGTCCCGCACCGCGGCGCTCGGCATCATCTTCGGCACCGACGCGATCCGGTCCGCGACCGTGCTGTACCAGCTCGGCGCGAAGGGCGTCGATGAGTGGACGCAGAAGGTCAACGTGGCCGGCTCCGCGCAGCAGATGGCAGCAAAGCGCCTCGACTCCCTAAGCGGCGACCTCAACAAGCTCAAGGCAACGTTCCAGAACAGCCTGATCCAGATGGGGGAGCAGAGCGATTCGTTCGTTCGGCCGCTCGTGCAGGGCCTCACATCGGTTCTGAGACAGTTCAATTCCCTCGATGAGGGGACTAAGGGCAGTCTCCTTCAGCTCGCCGGCCTCACGTCAGGGGCACTCTTACTCGGCGGAGCTTTCTTCACCATCACGCCGAAGGTCTTTGACACCATCCAGGCGTTCAAGACAATGTCCCAGGCAAGCCCGAACCTCGTCACCGCGCTCGGGCGTATCGGGCTGGCGGCGGGCGTCGCCGCCGGAGCCATCGCCGGGCTCCGCATCATCAACACGGTCTTCACTCAGAAGTCGGTCACATCTGTCGAAGACATGGCAAACGCCATGATGAAGTTCAGCCAGACGGGTGCGTACAACGACCTCAACGGCTTGTTCACGAGTTGGGACTCGGCATTCGGCGACCGCGGCCCCGGATCGCGGATCAAAGACCTTGCAAGCGCCGTGCACGCGATCATCGACCCCGCGCTTCCCGAATGGATGCAGAACGTGGCCGACGGGCTGAACAGCATGACGGGCAGCGCCAAGTCGGACCTCGGACAGGTCAAGGACCGATTCTCGCAAATCGGCCAGACGATGGGGAGCATGGTTGCCTCGGGCGACCTAAAGACGGCGCAGAACACATTCCGCGCCATCGCCCAGGAGTTCGAGCGGCAGGGGAAGGGCGCAAGCGACGCTCTCCAGTATGTTCCGGCCTACTCGGATGCGCTCCTGAAGGTAGCGCACGACGCGGGCGTGGTCCTCCAGCCACAGGATCTACTGAACTTCGCACTCGGCAAGATGCCGGCCGGCCTCGCGGCGGCGCAGATGGCCCAGGGTGGCGCGACGGAAGCTCAGAAGGCAGCCGTACAGGCAACCCAAGACCAGCTCAAGGCGCTGCAAGACCTCGGGCTCGGGATCCTCGGCGATGTCGAAGACCTCGACAAGTTCACGCAGGGGCTCCTGAAGGCGTCGGGCCAGCACCTCTCGACCCGCGACACCGCCCGGCAGCTTGAGCAGGCGATGGACGACGTAACGAAGTCCATCACCGAGAACGGCACAACGCTCGACATCCACACCGAGAAGGGCCGGAACAACCAGGCTGCGCTGGACGGCATCGCGAAGGCGGGCTTCGAGCACGTGCAGGCGATGGCGTCGGAGCGCGACGAGATGGGCAAGAACGTCTACTCGCAGGAGCAGGTCACGGGCGCTCTCCAGGAGACGCATGACAAGCTCATCGCCGCGGCCGCCAAGTTCGGCATCACCGGCAAGGCGGCTGAGGATCTTGCACGGGACATCATGAACGTCCCGCCCGGCGTGGACATCAACTCGTGGATGTCGGACTACGCGAAGAAGATGGCCGAGCAGACCCAGGGCGCCATCAACAACATCCAGAAGCAAGTCGATGTCACGGTCACCACGTACCGGCAGGACGTGATCCTCGCGACCCGCCAGTCCGGCGACACCGCGACCGCGAACGCGATGCAGACCGCGAACGACTACGCCAACGGGAACATGTACCGGAAGGCATCCGGTGGCGCCGTCTACGGGCCGGGGCCGAAGGGCATCGACTCGGTGCCTCACTTGCTGGCGCCCGGCGAGCACGTCCTCAGCGATAAGGACGTGGACGCTCTTGGCGGCCAGCAGGCGGTCTACGCGCTGCGAGCCGCGATCCGCTCGGGCGCCTCGCGCGCTGAGGTGACGAACATGGCTGTCTCGAGCTCGGCGGCATCGAAGAGCGCCGGCGGCCCGTCCACCTTCCAAGGGAAGCTCTACCTCGATTCGGGCGAGTTCATTGGGTACGTGAAGGGCGTGGCGGAAGCCGTCGTGGAAGAGGCCGACCGGGACTTCTCCCGGCGGCGGATTGGAGTTTGACGTGCCACTCGTCACCCGTACCAACCTCGTGACCAACCCGTCGTTCGAAACCGGGACGACGGGTTGGCTCGGTGTCGGCACGACGCTTTCCCTGCTCGCCGTCGATACTTCCCAGAAGTACGTCGGCTTGCAGAGCATGAAGGTCACGTGCCAGTCAACATCCGGCGGCGCGAGCTTCGCGCTATCTGGGCTGACCGTGGGCGCCGTCTACACGATGAGCGGCTACGTCTACATCCCAACCTCGGGCGGGGCGAATGCAGTTGCGACCCACGTGGCCGGGTTCACCAGCGGCGATGTCACCACAACCGTGAAGGGCGCTTGGACTCGCATCGCACAGACGTTCATCGCCACAGCGACATCCCACTCGATCCAATTCAACTTCGCAAGCACGCCGGCGTCCGGGCAGATCTTCTACCTCGACGCAGTGTTCCTCGAAGCGCCCCCCGTGGCGCAGACAAACCTCGCACTCGACCCGGCAGCGACGGGCCTGACGAACTGGTCACCCCTCGGCTCCACGACCTCGACCCGGATCACCGACACGACGACCTTCCACAGCGGCACGTCGTCCTACAAGCAAACGCTGACGGCATCTGGCACCTCGGGCGCCAAGTGTGCTGTGAGCAACCCCGGCTTCGCTGCGGGCGACACAATCAAGTGGTCCGTTTGGGTCTACCCATCCGTCACCATGACGATCCAGCCCTACTGGGAGAGGCCGCTTCCGACCTACACGGGCGGCAGCGGAGGTGCGGCGATTTCCTGCCCAGCGAACACGTGGACGCAGATCACCGGCTCGCTGACCCTCACGTCTGCCAATGCTGACGCTACGGCATCCTACGGTTTTGGGTTCCTCAGCACGGCCGCGTGGGCGAGCGGCAACAGCTTCAACGCCGACGAGATTGAGGTTGAGCGAAACGTCGCCACGCTCGGCACCTACATCGATGGCTCGACCGCGCAGACTGCGACGACTTACTACGCCTGGACGGGCGCGCCGAACGCGTCATCGTCGGTTGCGCTGACAACGCCGTTCACCTACTTCGATGGCTCGTCCGTCAACGCGAACAGCCGCATGTATGCGTGGCTATCTGGGGCGAACGCCTCGACCTCGACGGAGAAGACCTACACGCCGGACATCGGACTCGTCGCGAAGACTGACGCGCCTTGCCCGCGCGTGGAAGTCACACTCACCAACTTCACCCCGACGGACAACAGCATCAACCTCTGGGTGATGGCCGACGGTGTGAGGCGAGCTGTGCGGGGAGCCCGCGAGATTACCGTGAACGACTCCACCCTCATCATCGACTATGAGGTGGCGTTGAACCGCCAGGTGGACTTCAGCATCGAAATCCTCAGCGGGCTCAACGTCGGCGCCTCGGTCCCCACGCAGTCGATCACCGTCACTTCGGATACGTGGTGGATTCAAGACCCGCTCGTTCCGACGAGCGCCGTCGCCGTGGACTCGGGCGCGGACTACCCTGACAGCCCGGCGCTTACCGCGGCGGCGCTGAAGCAGCTCGAGTACGCGGCCGACATCAGCGTCATCCCGATCATGGGCTCCAATGAGCCCGTGGCTATCGGCGGGGAGCGGCTGGCCGCGTCGGGCGTCCCGTGGAACATGGTAACCACGGCCGCGCAGGCGACCACGAACCTCCGCAACCTGCTTAAGCAGTGCACGACCGTCCTCATCCGGCCGGGCGCCAACGGCGCCGGCGACGAGATACCGGGCAAGGCGTACATGGCTGTGCAGAAGCCGGTAGAGAAGCCGGTAACCGTGGCGTGGAACGGCGAGATGACGCTGTGGGAGCTCGTCGGCGACACGGTGGCGCCACCAACGCTGCGCATCCAGGTTCCCGTGTGGACCTACGGCGACGTGAAGGCGCTATTCGCCACATACCAGCAAGCACTAGATGCCCACACCGGCGACACGTACCTCGACGTGCTGAAGTCCCCATCCGGGGCGTGACGAAGGAGAACCACTTTGCCATCGACAGAGGCGATCTTCGCCGGGACCATCACATCCTCAGCGACGGCGGCCATGCCGACCCTCATGGGCACGCAGGACTGGGTGAGCATCATCCTCAACGTGTCCGACGTGGCCGGCACGAATCCCGAAATCGTCTTCGGACTCCAGTGGTCCAACGACGGCGGGATATGGGCCGACGCCACGCCGGCCAAGGATGAGTTTGCGCCCATCACGGCGCCGTGCACGATCATCCGGCGCTTCGACGTGAAGGCCAAGTATTTCCGGCCGTACGTCAACGTGACCGGCGACGGCGCATCGTTCACCGGATCGGCGAACGCCTACTACTGACGGGGGAAGCTCGTGCGGACCATCGACCCTAGAACGCTCGAGGCGCTGTACGGCTCGCGCAAGGGTGACAAGCTCATCGTGTGGCCGTGGTACGGGGGCAAGGTCCAGACCAGCGACCCGCTGAACATCTCGGGCTTCACGTTCACGTGGGACCGCTCGCGAGTGATCCAGACCCTCAGTATCACGATCCCCGACGAGACGGGCGAGCTCGCCCCCTGGCTACTGGACGACTCGCTCGGCGTCGGCGGCGCCGAGCTCCAGTGCATCTACCAGGTGGGCGGCGCGGGCAGCGTCAACCTCGGGTGGTACCCGATCCACAACTCCGACCCTGACGAGAAGTGGCGGCACTACCTGATTGACGAGCAGGGGACGCTCACACCGAACACGCCGATCCAGCCGGGCAAACGGCTCAAGACGGTGCCCGGCGGCGCGAACCTGTCCCTTACATGCGACGACCGTGCGGTGAAGATCCAGCGGGACAAGTTCATTGCCCCGGAGTCGCCGCCGGCGTCACCGGCGCCCACGATCCTCAGCGAGCTCCAGCGGCTCGTGGCAGGCAGCGGGATCACGGTTGTGGCGTCGGCAGGCGTCGCGGACCGAAGCGTGAACACCACGCTCATCTACCAGGATGACCGGCTCGCGGCCGTGCAGGACTTGTGCAAGCGCATCGGATGCGACTTCAGGATGAACGGCGACGGGCAACTCGAGGTGTACCCGCTGACCAACCAGTCCACCGCCATCGAGCTCAAGGGCGGACCGGAGGGGCTGCTCGTCGCCGTGGGGAGGCCGATGACATCGGACAAGCTCTACAACGTGTTCGTCGCCGAAGGCGTGGACAAGAGCTCGAACGCGCCACTGCGCGGCATCGCCCAGATCACGGGCGGCCCGATGAAGGTGGGCGGCGACTTCGGCCGCTCGGTCACCAAGTATTCGTCCACGATGCTCACCACGCAGCAGGAGTGCGACGACTACGCAGTGACAATGCGGGACACATTCATCTCGGGATTGACCCAGACCCTACGTGTCACATGCCCGCCTCTGCCGCACATCCAGCAGGGAGACCTCGTGACCGTGTACTCGCCGCGCGCCAACGGCGACGTGCCGAAGGTCAAGGGCCAGGTGGCGACCATGACGCTCAGCGGCGGCCAGACGCCGAAGGCGATGACGCTCGACGTGGAATGCGCCTACACGGATGTGCAGCTCGCATTCGGCACGGGCTCGGCGACCTCGATAGCCGGGGATCTTCTCTTGAACCAATAAGGAGGCGTGGCGGCCGTGCCCCTCAAGAACACAGCGGCAACGCTCAAGACACAGGCCGTCACCCCCTACAGGGGAACGATTGTGACCGATTCGACGGGGAAGCTCGTCGTCTCGGTTGGCGGCAACATCATCCCAGCAACCTTCCTCGACGGCGTGACCGTCGCCGCAGGCCAGACGGTGAAGGTGGATCTCATCCAGCGCGCCCAAGGGCAATCGGAGGCGTTCGTCGTCGGCGGCGTAGCGGCGAACTACCGACCGGGGCGGGCAAACGTGAAGACGGTTCCACCGTCCTCGAGCACCATCACCGTCACGGGCACCGACGGCGTGGACTACGCCGCGGACTACCTCTCGTCGTACGCACCCGTCGTCGGGGATCTGGTGGGACTTCTCTGGAAGGGCGGCTCGCCGACCGTGCTCGGCAAAGTCGGCGTCCTGACCGCCGGCGCGGCGCCCACACAGATCGTCGCGCCCCCGCCGACCGTCTCGACCGGCACGGGCAAGTTCGCGGCGTCGGACACCTCGACCTACTGGGCGCCAGGCGGATGGGACTCGTGGGCCGGCGGCAACAACGTCTTCCAGGGAGACATCGGTCAAGGACCAGTCACGGGCGCCTGGTTCTATGCCGGCTCGGCAGCGCAGCTCAAGGGCGCGACCATCACCGCGATCCGCTTCACTCTCGGGCAGCGCAACGGGGCTGGGCAGTCCGGCTCACCCGTAACCGTGAACCTCTTCACGCACCTCAACGCCAGCCGGCCCGGCGGCAACGTCACCATCGGCGGCGCCTCGACAACCGTGACAGCGCAGCCGTACCAAGGCGACACGGTATACAACCTGCCGCTGTCCTTCGCCACAGACCTTCTCAACGGTGGCGGCATCGCCATCCAGAACAACCCGTACGCCGGATTCTACGGCCGCAACACGCGCCCGATGTCCGGATACATCGAGCTCGACTGGAGGAAGTGACATGCCCGTCACAAGAGAGAACGGCATACCCGTTCCCGTCAACTCGGACGCCTACGATCCGACCGGCGACATAACGAAGCTCGCCGACGGCTCGAACGTCCTCATCAAGGCGACACAGGCGCAGCGCGACGCGCTCACGAAGGTCAACGGCAAGGCCGTCATCCGCACGGACATCGCCCAGGCTCCGATTGAGCGCTGCGACGGCTCGACATGGTTCGGGCAGGCCCCACATGAAGAGTGGACGTTCAGCAACCCGGCGAACACTGTCCCGAACGGTGCGGCGTGGGGGCCGGGGATCGGCACTCTCGACACGTCGTCCAACTCGATTTACACGGGCTTCGGCTCTACGCCGGCCAACGATACCTTCCAGGTCAACGCGCCTGGACGGTATCTGTTCCATTGGTACCTCGTGCTCGCTGGCGCGGCCGGCGCCCCTGTGTTCATGGCCTTCAACAATGGCTCCGGTGGGCGACTCACCGCGCACCAGTGGCCGAACGCCTTCGAGCATGACATCTCCATCGAGCTCAACCTCCCCGCCGGCGGCCAGGTGAAGCTGGTCTACGTCCAGACGGGCGGCTCCACCTACAACGCCATCGTCAACCACCGTCTCCGCGTGTCCAAGAACGGCTGAGCCCGTGAGCGACCCGGTAGCAGTGGCGATCATCAGCAGCATCGGCCTCATCGTCTCGGGCGCGCTCGGCGTCTGGCTCGAGTCGATACGCCGCTCAGTGAAGAAGACGAAGAGCGATGCCGAGTCCGCCGCGAAGCACGCATCGGACATCTACGGATCGATCAACAACCGCGACGAGTCCCTGTCAGATCGGATCGACAAGCTCGCGACCGCACAGGATGTGCAGGCGCTCGCCCGCAGCGTAACGGCGCTGACAGAGACGACGGCCGCGCTCACGGTGGCGCAGACCAACGACCGGCAAGCCTTCAACAACCACTTGAGGGAGGCCGCGAAGCTCACTCCCATGCTCGAGGTGCTGTACCGCCAGTACGGCAGGAAAGAAGGCCCCAATGCTCACTGACCTTGCGGATGCCTGCTATGCGTCCGGGCTCCAAGTCATCACGTGCGACGGGTGGGAATCCCGCGGGTACGCCGGCCAGTCGCTCCAGCAGGTCCGCGGAGTGCTCTGGCACCACACGGCCACCTCGAGCGCGCGCAGCTACACGTCGGGCATGCCGACCCTGAGCATGCTCGTCAACGGCCGCGCCGACCTCGCCGGACCGCTGTGCAACCTCGGCCTCGGCCGCGGGGGAGAGGTGTACGTCGTCGCCGCCGGCGTCGCCAACCACGCCGGGCAGGGCTCGGCGCCCGGCGTCCCGACCGACATGGGGAACCACTACCTCATCGGCATCGAGATGGAATCCAGCGGCGTCGAACCGTGGGACTGGACCGACGCGCAGCTCGACGCGATGCCGCGGCTCGGCGCCGCCCTCGAGCTCCACTACCTTCAGTACCTCGCACCGGAGGGCCGGCTTCAGCTCGGCCATTACGAGTACAGCTCGGCCGGGAAGATCGACCCCACGGGGCTCCCTGGGGCGATGGACGGGCTGCGCGCCCGAATCAACGCAATCGCCTATGGCGGGGATGTCCAGCCGGCATCCACCGGCGGCGTCACTCAATTGGAGGGATTCCTCATGGCACTCAACGATCAGCAGCAGACCGAGCTCTACAACTGGGTCAAGTACCTTGTTGACCCGACGTTCAAGCGGGACATCTTCGCGGGGGCGTCGGAAGTCGAGAAGCAGGCGCGCGCCGCGTTCGCAGACGAGCTTCTGAACCACCCCGTCCCGTGGTACGGATTCAACGGCCAGGTTCCGGAATCCGGGCGCACCACGACAAGCATTGCACTCGCGAACGGCTGGGCCGATTCCATCGCGGCCGGCACGAACGGGCTCATCGCATCGCTCACCTCGAAGATCGACGCGCTCACTGCGGCCGTCGCCGCAGGCAACGGGCTCAGCAAGGACGAGCTCAGCCAAGTCATCGAAGACAGCGTGGCGAAGACCTTCGGCGAGTACACGCTCTCGCTGAACAAGAATGCCTGAGCGGCTGGCGGCGCGCTGCCCGCATTGCGGGCGGCTCGCCGCCGCGTTCGCCACACAGCACTGCAACCCTCCCCACCGGCCTTGCGGGTGGATGCGCTGCCCGTGCGGCGCCGCATGGGACACGCGCAACGGCAACTTCATCCGACCCATCCCGAAGGACTAAGCCATGATCGTCTTCCACCTCGACCTCTGGGCGGGGCTGGGCTTCATCGTCCAGTTCATCCTGCCCCTGCTCGTCGCGCTCGTCACCACGCGCGTCACATCCGGGAACCTCAAGGCGCTACTGCTCGGGGCGCTCACACTCCTGGTGTCCGTCGTCTCGAGCGTCCTCACCGCGCACGACACCGGGGCGACACTGGACCTCTTCCAAACGATCCTCACCGCACTCGCCGGTTTCGTCATCAGCGTCGGCGGCCACTTCGGGCTCTGGAAGCCCACCGGGCTCGCGGACATCCTCGCCGCTGTCGGCGTGAAGAGCAGCACAAGCCAGAATGTGCTGGCACAGGCCATCCCGTCGGTAGCGGATCTTCCCGAAGTGCCCACCTCGATCTACGTGCCGGCGCCGGCCGCGGCGAAGCTCGCCGCTGCGCCCGACCCGACTGTCACGCCGCCCGTCGCGCCGGCGCCGATCTACTCGGGCGGGACCACACCACTCACCCCAGGGAGCTAAGCGATGGCAACCGCCCACGTCTACGGGAACGCTCTTCTCAACCTCGCCAAGAAGAAGGCAGACCTCAGCGCCGACGCACTGAAGGTCATGCTGCTCACGAGCGCGTACACGCCGGCCCAGGCGACCCATCAGTTCCAGTCCGATCTGACGGGCGAAGTCGTGGGCACGGGGTACACGGCCGGCGGGCAGGCCCTCACGTCGGTCACGCTCACACAGGCCGGGAACGTCGTCACGCTCGACGCCGCGGACAGCGTGTGGAATGGCTCTACCATCACCGCCCGGTACGCCGTCGTGGTGGACACTACGCCGGGCTCGGCGGCGACAAACCCGCTCATCTGCTACGTGGACTTCACCACGGATTTCGTGAGCACGAACGCGCCCTTCACGATCCAGTGGAACGCGTCCGGCATCGTCACGCAGACGGCGAACTAACGGAGGCGGGAGTCAATGACCCAGCACACCCTATTCGGGTCCACGATCCCCGCCAATGTCCAGAACAGCGATACCCAGCAGGTCAACCTCGCCACGGCGTTCTACATCACGTCCGGCACCACGTGGACGGCAACCGGGATCAGGTTCTACCTCGACCCGACCTCGAATGCTCCGCTCACCGGCTATCAAGGCTACCTCTCGTCCGGCGACAGCGCGGGGGCTCTGACTCTGCTAAGCAACGTCACGTTCTCAGGCGTGACGGCCGGCGGGTGGAACACGGCGAGCTTCGCCTCGCCGGTTGCGCTGTCCGTCGGCACCAAATACTGGGTGACGGTCTACTTCCCTGGAGGCTGCTATTCCGCGACCGCCCACGTGTTCGGCACGCCGGTTCAGGCATCGGACGGCAGTGCGCTCTACGGCGCCGCGACATCCGAAGTCATGCCCGGCAACGGCGTCTTCAGCTATCAGGGACCGGGCGACATGTCCGGCGCATCGACGTTCAATGACAACTGGTACGGCGTTGACGTAATCACGGACGACGGCACCTCGGGCGGGCCGACCATCGCCGCTCCGACGGCGACCTCGAGCGCCACCGCGCTCGCGCCGACCATCTCGGGCGCGGCAACCGTGCTCGCGCCGGTGGCTACTTCCAGTGCGGACGCGCTGCCACCCACCATCTCCACGGGCGCCGCGGCGACTGTTCTGGCGCCAGTGGCGACCTCGAGCGCCACCGCACTCGCACCGTCGCTATCCATCCCGGCGACCGTGCTGGCGCCCGTGGCGACGAGCTCGGCGACCGCGCCGGCGCCTTCGGTGTTCATCCGCACCGAACCGCCGCACTTCAGCATCTTCAAGGGCAACGTAAACCGACGCTGGGCAGCGAACGCCGTGCAGCGCAGATGGCAGGGAGGACTCCTGGTGGAAGTCATCGACCTCGGCTCGACCAACGAATACGTGCCGCTGCGGCTCCAGGTCAACGGCTCGCCGCTGGCACCGACCACGGGGATGACCGTGCAGGGTGCGGTCTACCTCAACGGGACCACGCCGGGCGCGTACGGCGCCGCGGACTACATCGACGGCCAATACTGCGTGAAGTTCGACGCGCTCGCGGCCGGCACGTACCGGGCGAAGGCGAAGATCACGACACTGGACGAAGGCCCGGTGCTCGTGGACTGCGGCACATTCCAGGTGGCATGACGAAGGCGCCCCTTCTCCCAAATTCGGGAGATGGGGCGCCTTTCGTCATTTAAGAGGCGTAGCGCCGGCGCTCGAGGAAGTCATTCACACATTCCTGCCGGCGCGTGACCATCTCGCGGTACTTCTCGAGCTGCGCCGGATCTTGCGGGATCTCGTACGCGGCGTTGAACGCGATCATCTCAGTGAGATTCCGCATCTCAGCCCTGTCTGCGTCCGTCCACTCAGTCACACCGTCTCCTGTGAGCCGTGCTTGAGGATCTGGGCCGTGATGTCGTCCTCGCGGCGCTTGTAGATGCCAATTCGGACGGCTCCGACGATGGCGGCAATGATGCCGATAGCGATGAAGAGTGGGGATCGGTTGAACAACGTCATCCCAGCAAGCAGGAGGACCGCGCCGACGAGGACGAGGATGAGCCCCCCACGACGGGCGTCGATGGCCTTGGCCTTCATCTTCTCCAGGTGCGTCCCGTATTCATCCATGCTATTCACCCCCTCTCGTGCGCCCCAGGCGGGGATCGAACCCGCGACCCGCCGATTAGAAGTCGGCCGCTCTGTCCGCTGAGCTACCGGGGCAGTATGTCGCCCCATCTTAGGCCATCACTTTCCGCCGGTGCGATACGGACGGGCACGACACAAGCGGCATACGCTCGAGGCCGTGTCGGATCTGCTCCGGATCGATGGCTGTGTAGAGTGTCGTCGTGCTCATCCTCTCGTGTCGCATTGCGTGCTGCGTGATGAAGGCGCTGACGCCGGCCCGGTTCATCTCAGTCGCCGTAGCAGCCCGTAGGTCGTGGGGTCGTCTTTTGATGCCCGCTCGCTTGATGGCGTCCGAGAGCAGGTCCGAGACGGACCGCCCCAGGATGTGCCCTTCGCCGGCCGCGTAGAGCTTGTTCGCGTGCCAGTTCGGGAACCAGTAGCCCTCGGCAGGCATCCGCTCGACGTGCTCCCACATGTGATCGGGGACCGGGATTTCGACGGTCTTGCCGCCCTTGCCGGTGACGGTGAGCGTGCGGGCGACGTGGTTGATGTCGTCGGCGTGGACCTTGGCTATCTCGGAGACGCGGAGCCCCAGATAGTAGTGCAGCAGCACCATCATCCGCGTCTTGGCGTAGATCCCGCTCTCAAGCAGGGCGTTGATTTCATCGATGGTGAACGGCGTAGGCTGCCGGCGCGGCACACGTACGGAGGGGAGCCGGGCGGCCGGGTTGTCGGGCCGGAACTCTTCATCTTGGAGCCATGTGAAGAACGTATGCGCCGTGGAGCGGTAGTGGGCGCGAGTCTTGGGCGACCAGTCCTGCTCGGCCATCCAGGCGATGAGCTGCCGGCGGGTGATGCTCGCCGGTCCGGCGCCGGCGCCCTTGCACATGCGGTCGATGAACGCGATGCGCTCTTCGATGGTGCGGGGCGCGAGCCCTTCGGCTTGCATGTACTGGCGCCAGAACTCAGTGATTTTCATTACATTACCTCGATGCCTTGTTTGCCCCTGTCCCCCAGCGGGCAGGGCATTTCGAGATTAGTTAGGCTCCCGAGACAACATGCCGCACCTTCGTTTAAGTGTTACTCAGGTCACAGCAGAAATTTTGCATTTCGTGGGCTGTTATTGCGCCAGCACTGAGAGAAGAGTTGGTGACGCGAGGCGCCGGCGGCGGAAGTCAACGTGCGTCACAACGTCTTCGACGCGCGTCATCAGACTTCCGTCCTTGTAATCCCTAGTCCGGAGGTTCGCCGGATCGGGCGCCTGGAACAGCGGCACGGCCGCGATCCGCTGGCCCGTCGGCCGCTCATCCGAGAACCCTAGAAGCCATGCCGTCGGAACCCCGAGAGCCCTTCCGAACTCATCGAAATCATCGACTTGCGTGTGTGTGCGGAGGTTTAGGCGGGCGGATACCCACGTTTGAGAGCGATGCATTCTGCGCGCAAGCTCTGCGTCGGCGATACGCCACTCTCCAAGGAGAGAGCGCAGGCGGCGGATAGCGGCTACTTCGCGTGATTCGTAGCCGTCGTGCTGGGTTTCGACTGACTGACTCATGTTCCC